ATGTGCGTTTGAGTGTGCCACCGATACTGGGTTCAAATACAAAATTACCAGCGTGTGTGCTATGATCACCAAAGTAGAACTTTAGATCACCATTTTCAGTTTTAGTCTGGAAGTTGACTTCTTCGGCCATGGCCTGTGCCTGCATCTTTAATCGCTGTATTGCAGCCACTGTTGGAGTAAATTCCACATGCCATGGAACTCCTTTGAATGTCACTGTTTTGAGTTTGCCGTTTACCAAGGCACCTGACATGAATCTATAACTGTTCTTAAAGTCTCCTGTGGCATTTTGGAACTCAACACCATCGGGTTCTCCAGTGGCATTCTTGGTCAATCGCAATACTGCATTTTCTTTGTACTCTTGCAGATTCAACATGATCTTGAGTTTGCTCAAGTTAGGCATACCAAACGTGCCTATAAAGTCTGCCACCGGTGCGGCAAATTCGGCCTTTACTACAACACTACGATCTTCAGCAACAGCGTCGATTGTAGTTTCTGTGTCGGTTCCAACGATTCTAACCAGGTCGATGCAACCCAGGTCCAGCGTGTGTTCTACTAAGTCTAGTAAGTGATCTCTCATTGTAATTCTCCTTGATATGTTATTGTACGTGAGTTATTTAGATTTTGCAATAGTCTTTGGCAATATTTTTGCCAGGGTTTGTCCGCCACGTAACGAAACCAACGTGCCCGGTTTGCGTAATTCTAACCAGCTGCTGGGCCCATTATCGTGCCAAAAAAATTCAATTTCAAAATTATAATATCCAGCCAAGTTTTTGATCAGACCTGCCGGCGTGTAACAAGCATAATTTTGATCGACTAATTTTACGCCAGCAGTTCTTTCGCAATCATTGAAAGTCATAATGAACGTGCCACCTGGTTTTAGTTTTTGATAAACTTCTGCTAGATATTTTTTAATCATTTCAACCGGCCTAAAATTAAGATAATTGTAGGCAAAACAAAGACTAAACTGACCGTTTGGAATTTTTTCTAAAAGTTCTTGACCAAGAGATTCTTCAATCACATAACAACGTAATCGTCGCTGGTAAGCTTCTTCATAGTTGTTTACCACTAGTTGCAATAGTTCATGGTTTTCGTCTATGAGATACAACGGATCATTTGCTACCAGGTGTTGTATAAAAGCCTCTTTTCCTGGATGTATGATCATGGCTGCATGATGCCAATCTGTATGGCGTAGCAGTCTGGCTGTAAAAATCTGTTCAGCTTCAGAATTAATTGGCACTGGTTGATTTCGTAACTGTTGTGGAAATTCAGCATGTTGCGACAGTCTTTCAGCCAAGGTACGTTCATACCATTGATAACTACGCTGAAGCCATGCTGTTTCATCTGTGCTAATCTGATCTGTTGTCTGATTTTTTATCACGGTCAACTGCTGTTCAAAATTGTCAAAAGCATTCAATATGTCTTGGTATCGTGCTTGTAACACCGCAACATTGGCTGGATCAAAATGATCACAAGCAGTATAAAGAACCTTGTCAAGATCCAGCCTGGCAGTCAACTTGATTGGATCGCTGGATTCCTTACGAAGCTTTTCCCAGAATAGTATTAATTCAAAAAATGTCATTACGACCAATTAAACAAAGTTTGGAATGTGTTTTCAGTATTGGTAGCACTGGCCAAGTCCCAATCCAGCACACTCAATAAGTTATCTAGTTTTTGATCTACCACTGTGGCTTCCATTTCACTATCATCAAAAGGCAAGTCCTTGAACCATTGTGGTAAATGTATTTCATCTGTAGGATAGCCAATACTGGTCCAACCTAGTGGATTATTTTTGAGTTTGCACACGATAGTCTTCATGCCATCTACAATCTGTAGACTGTACTTGTCACCATTCATGACTCGCAGATTGTTCCAGTTCAAGGCCGCTCGCACATGACCTGGCATATTGGCTCGACCCTGACGTTCTTCTTCTTTGCCGTACTTGGTCAAGTTGTTCACACGCTTAGGGCTACCTTTTTCCCAGCCGGGTCTGTCCTTGAACAAGTACTTGAACTCACGGATCTTTTCTATAATTTCTTCACGAGTGGCGCCTGTTAGCACATCGTCCAGTATTTCACTTAGGAATTCTTGGATGACCTTGGGGGTGTCTGATCTTTTGAGATCCAGGCCCATGGCCTTGACCTTGCCCGGCCGGCCATTCACATCTATGCGCTTGCCTTCTTTGTCAATGATCATGACAGCATAGCGTTTCTTGGTAATGAACAGGCCCTTGCTGGCTACCACCTCACGACCACCACGTATCACTGTGCCAATTTCTCTGGGCACATGGAATGCCTGTTCCATAAAGCCTGGAAAGCTGTCGTTGACTTGATCGGCAATGCTGTCATACAACTGTATGGCAATTTCTTTTGACCAAGACATGGTGCCTGCATCTATTTCTGACTTGAGCACAGGATAGGCTGTAAAGTAACATGAGTCAGTGTCACCATAGATAATTGCGTCACCCACATGATCGTACTTGCCAGTGATGCATTCATTCACATAAGCATCCATGTGCCGGGCAATGGCACGACCTGTGAGAGTTGTGCTTTGTCCAATACGTTTATCAAAGAACCTGCAACCAGGATTAAGAATAGCGCCATACAAACTGTTAAGATTAATTTTCTTGACCAGCTGTCGTTTATCCCAGTATTCTTCATCTTCTTTGTTGTCGCATTCCTTTAGCCGGGCCTGCATGTCTTTACGTTCGGCATACCAGCGTTTGAGCAAGCCAGGGATCACAGCTTCACGCTCATATGTAAAGATAGTGCCGTTGGCAGTGATCATCCAGGGTTGGTTACTATCAAATATCATCTTCCATACTTCAGCAGCACTATGCACAGTTTCTGCACCATCTGACCAGTCTATGGTAATTTCAGTGCCACGTTGTTGTTCTATCACTGCGGTATATTCCAGACTTCCAAACAGGCCTTCCCAGGCAGCGGCAAAGCTGGTTTTGCCCTGCATCTTGTCTGAGATATACCGATCGGTCATTGTTTGACGTAGTTGTCCAATAATTGTTTCTGGCCCCATGTTAAGAGCGCGGATCGCCGACGGATACAGACTGTTGATGTCGATTGACCCGATATATTCGTGGATACCTTTTTTAGGGTAAGCAACATAGGCACCTGCGGCTTGTGTATCTTCATCTGAAAGCCTTTCTCGACGGTTAGGAACTACCATACCACGTTCATGTGCTTCATTGATAATAGCTTGTTCAGTCAAGGCCACAGCACCCATAGTGGTCTGTAGTAATACCGTATTTTCGTGTGCTAAAATATTGGCCAGATCCAAAAACTTCAATTTGTTGTCCAGCTTGGCCAGGATCATGGTGTCCTGTCTGTTGTACTCAATAAATCGCTTGAAGTTTTGATTGTAAAGTTGATCTAGGGTGCCTTCAAACACAGTTTTGGTCTCGCCCAGTTCGTATTCGGCAATGGCATCCAGGCTATAACTGTGTCGTTCTTCGTATGTGTACTTGCGATACAGTTGCATATAGTCCATGTGTACACGACCGATTAGGTCATAGGTTTGATTCTCAGCGCCAAAGCGTTCGAACATGCGTTGCTTGGGAAACTGATCCCATAGACAAAATCTGCGGGTGTCATCTTTACTCAGTACACGAGTCACACGATTAACAGTGTAGGGAATATCAAATCCTTCACTGTTCCAGCCACTAAGTGCGTCAGCATCTTCAATCAAGTCCAAGAAAGTCTTTAAGAGATCTTCTTCACGTTCAAAAATCATTGTGTTTTCAAACTCACCAGCGATCTCTTGGGCGGATTCGGGACTCATGTGTCTAGGAGGAATCACCAAGGTCACCATCTGTTCAAGCCAACCTAGGTATACCGATATGGCCGTGATAGCGTTGAATGGATCGGATGGCGGACTGAATCCACGTTCAGGATCAAAATCTACTTCGATGTCGAAGAATGCCACATTGAGTCGGGGTGCATCTTGGCCCTTGTAGTTTTCTTCCAGGCATCTAAAGATTGGATTGATGTCACTTTCAAACAGGCGTTTTCCGCTTTGTATACGCATTTCTTTGCGAAACTCTTTGTTGTTTCTTGTGCTGAATCTGGCCACAGGTGTACCAAAAATACTTTGGAACTTGCCTCTAGGGTCATCATAATAGAATCGATACTCTGCCGAGAATTCTTTGTAAACTCTTTGTCCATCCCGGCGTTCAACTATGTGTATGCGATCGTGTTCACGATCAAATAGTGCGTCAATGTAACTCAAATATTTCTCCGTTTATGGCCGGTTGACCATGATCCATGCTCGTGTGTGAGCGACTCATACTACTACTTATAATGTTTTGCCAACTGTGGTCAAGATTTGTTCAAGTATTTCGTGATCCTGTTGGGCACGACCAAATTCAGCCTTGTGTGCTAGTTTGATAGCTCGTTTAAGGATAGCTGGCTTGATTTCCAGCTCTTCGGCAATGGCCTTGATAGTATCGTTCAAGCCTTCGGCGAGTGTTTCAAGCTCATGAGTGACCTGCATACCTTCGTTGATAATTTGTGTTAGTTTGGTTGTTTGTTCTGCGGTAAAGACACGGGTTGACATAGAGTTCTCCTTTGAATAAGTTACTATTATACACAATATAATCAAGGTAGTCAATGACTGTACCGCTTTTAGGCTAACCGGTAGCGAATCGATTAGCCAGCCCAGCAGCCGGGCATTCGGTCCTAAGGCCAAATTCTATTTACGTCCAATCTTCATATATTGCTCGTAGCTACCATCCGGGTCTTTGAGATCTAAAGTGCCTTGATACGCTGTGCGTGATAGCAGGTAGTCTCTGTTAAACTTTTCAAAACTATTGTATTGATTGACCGCACCAGGATCTTGATTACGAGCTTGTAATACTACCCAGGTACCAGCTGGTATATGCTCAAGCCAGGCTAATCCTTTGATGTTATGACAACTTAAATTGATCACCAGTCCATCGGAGCCAAGTTGGCGATAATCCAATCTGTTGGCATCTTTACGCATGGGTTCTGTTTTGTTATCTAGGCCTAGTTGGGCTAGGCGTTGTTGTCCAACTTCAAGTGCGTTGGTATTAGTATCAACGTTGACAATTCTATCAAACGTGATATATTTGTCAAGCATGAACAACAACAGGGCCACATTGCCGTACCAAGATCCTAAAATATAAATGGTATCAAAACGATTTTTGATCTGAGATAGTGTAGCCACTGCCCAAAATCTTTCAAGATTGAGACTACTACCTTGGCTGCCAGCCAAGGTGTTTGGATACAATTCAGCAAGGGGCGTAAGGAAGTCTCGGACGATCATGCTCGGGATTTTCTGGTTCAGGATACACAGGATATGGATACATGTTGTTACTTACCGTCAATGTAGAGCTGGGCACCGTTATTGAAGCTGGGACTGAATGGACTGTTGCCTGGTTGTCCACCGCGTTGTTTTGACCAGGCATAGCCAGCTCTGTGTCCTGAGCAGTCTTTGGTACATGGGCTTCCTAAAAAATTCAATTCAGTTAATTCATCCGTAAGGAATGTCTCAGCAAAGCGTTCGCACAGTTCGTGTATTTTGGGATTGCCAGTGATTTCAATGTGATACTTTTTATTGCCCGGTTCTTGTGTGGGGTCTTGATAGCCAGCATATACTTTGTGTACGCCAACTTCGTCGATCAGATCACTACAATTGACGCCCTCACGTTCACTCATGTCATGACTGCAAGGACTACAGGTTGTGATAATGATACTGCCGGCTGGTATGTCACCAAATCTGGCTGTGTAACTGTCTATGGCCGCACGCTCACCATGCACACGTCGGCCATCTCGTGTGGGATAGTTGATGCCGACCACACAGTTGTTGTCAGGATCAAGCACAGCGGCTGCAACCATGCCAAGATTGCCTTTCTTGCCTTGACCTTGTATGACCATTTCGCAAAGGCGTACCAGGATAGCATCCAGCTTGTCATGATTGCTGATTTGGAAATCACTCAGTTGCATACGGTTAAGTTGCCTGTGTTTTTTTGTCAGTTATGGGCCCACCTTCGACCCAGGCATCACAGGTGCGTTTGGCTGCGCATTTGAATTTGAGGAATTTACAATAACCCAACGTGCCAGCATCGATTGTGCTGGCGGCGTCTGAGCCCGGCTCACTGCCAATGCCACGGGCAATACAGTCTTGCATCTTGCTAGTTTCGTCAAAGGCCGCACAGTTACCACACCGGGCAGACTTGGCTTCCTCAGGATTGGTTAGATTCCATTCGTCGGCTTTTTTAGCCCAAAATTCTTCATTGGGTGCATTGGGATCTAGCGGTCCATAACCATATTCGTCTATGGCCTTTTGACGGTTGTCAAGATTGAGCCTGATATTTTGTGTAGCTGGAGGACACCCCTGCTCAATAGCTTCCAGTAAGTTGATTAGATCTCTCATTTTTCCTCTTGTGTGTACTTGTATAGTTTAGTTAGCAGTTCCAGCGACGACGTGCCTTGCAGATGGCTTTGTCTGGAGTTTTGGCACAACTGATACTGTGCATCTTCATTTGGCCGCGACTGCGACTACAATAGCTCTTTCTACGCTTGGAAGCCTTACTGCCCTTCTTTAACTTGCTAGGTTTAGTGGTCACAGCAGTCTTTAGCTTTGAGCCAGGATGTTCACGGCGATATGCTTTGACAGCCTTGCGACTCATGCCATCTGTCTTGTCTCGATTGTTGGCCTTTTGCCAAGCTTCAGTTT